TTTTCAATCAACAAATCAATTTGATTTTTAGGATCTTCGACTTTCTCAACAGAAATATAATGATGATTTTCCAATAATGGATCATGAAAAATTTGATCGAGCCTCGGCCTAAGTAAAAGAGATCCGCAAGCCAAAATTTCCATATCCCTATTACATACTTCAGCAGCACCATTTAAACTCAAACATATTTTGTTATCATTCAATTCATTAAAATAATCTTGAATGTTTAATCTTTTTTCCGAAAAAATATCAGGTTTGTGATTTTGCATTATTTTTCTATGATTATATAGAAAGCCTCTAAACAAAAGACTGTTTTTTTTCTTATCTTTGAAATTCTTTATATTCTTTTCACAATTGTTTTCAAATTCCAAAGAATAGCAAGTATATGAAAAGGGGGTAACATTAATTTTTACGTGAACACCAGAAGAAGTTATCAAATCCACCATTTTTTCACGTTCCCAACCATTTGCATCCCAAGTGAATTCAATTGCTCTATCCCAATAAGAAATCAGTATGTATTTTCCATTTTCTTTATTTTTAATAACCATGACATGTGGAGAAAATGGTCCACTAGGATTACCATTATATTTTTCACTAGAATTCTCGAATTCTATTTCGTGTTCAGAATATTCTTCTTTAAACCAAGAAAAAAAATTATCATACACTATTAAAGGAATCCAATGAGTATGTGGTTTTTCAAAGTTTATACACAATTTCATTTTTCGGTTGGATGTCCTAATTTATAACCGTTTGGCATTATAGCCTTTTTCCATATATCGTGACACCAACCAATATCGAATGGGATCATTCCTGCAACATGGGAGGATACACCTATTTCAAATCCTTCAGCCCAAGTTCCATATGATTTATCACGTTCTACAAGATAATCATGGAACCATTTCCATTGTTCGTAGAATTTTATAAGTTTTTTATTTCTATTGTAAAAAATCAAAAGATATTCAGCTGGAAGTGGGGCATTATCCCATTCTTTTTTTGGATTTTCGATTAAATCGTAATTAAACAATTTATGCCAAAATATTCCGTGTTTTTTATTGTTTTCTTTTTTATACTCTTCTAAAAAATGACAAAGTTTCAAGTTGTTTCTTGGTGCAAAAAAATCAAATCCTTCCTCTATTTTAACATTTAACCATTTCTGTATTTCGTTCTCATCCCACCAATCCAAAGAATTATCGCAATCAGTAAAAATGATCACATGGTCTTCCATTTCTTTCACCTCATCCAGACACATGTATCTCATGTTGAAATTGAAATCATCGGAATAACCAACACCCCAATCTGTGTTTATTCTTATTTTTAAATCTTCTCTTTTGATTTCTTTTATAATTATTCTAGATTCATTTGGATATTTGTCTATTATTATATCCCTACAATCCGTAGTTATACAAATGGAATGATCTGTTTTTTTAAGAACGTCATTAATGAGTTTTAGGCAATAATCTTGAGTATATGGTATTCCTAAACTTAGTGTTGTGAAAATTAAATTCATTTTTATAAATTAAAAAACAAACATCGTTCATAATCTCCCTGTAATTCTCTCACACCATCCTTTTGATTCAGAATGTGGCCAAACTACCCAATTTGTTACTTTTTTTGTAGTTTGAAACTCTCTCCAAACCTTACAATATTTATCTGGATCATTAAACATTCTCGCAATTTCATCCTTGTCAGCGTCTTTGCGATATAATGTTTCACCAGAATCGTCATGGAATGCGACAACCCAAAAATTATAATCTTTTTCTGGAACGCTTGCATATTGAAGATCAATGCAGTGCTTGAACACTCTTGCAAATTGCTTTCTCCATTCCACTTCTCCACCCAACTCTTTAATCGACGGGTTTGGTGCATCTTTTTTGTCCAATGTATATTGCTGAACTGATCTTTCAGAGAACATTAGACCACTATATTCTTCGTAGTCTCTCAGAGTTCTAATATCACCAAAACCATATTTACCATCATGCCCTTCTTGAGTCAAATCATCCATTCCAAATAGTTTTCTATTTATAAGATGCGAATGGTTATTTCTAATAACCCACTCTTTATCAATATCCCACTGTTTAGTTCTACCCTTTCTCGTATACTCATGCCAAATCAAAACTTCATGAGGATGAAATAAATCATAGCCATGAGTGAATGCGCGTACAGCGATTGAGATTTCTTCTCCATGAAAATAATATTCGGGGTTATGTTGAACCTCCTTTGAAAATTCACCAAGAGTGAAACAAAAATGAGCAGAATAGAATCTTGCGGTAACAGGAGATTCTAAATTTTTCCAATTTGGAATAGTTTCAGGTAAGAAAAAAACGGCTCCTTCTGGAATAAAGCGATCAAATACCATTCTCCAAGGTTCTTTGATTCTTTCAGCGGGATCATTATCTGGATTAAATGAAGGAACGTAACCAGTAAGAAGAGGTTTTTCGTGTCCCTTTTTCTGCAAATCTTTCAACATTTTGATCATTTTTTCGTCCCAATTTGGAACGAAACGCATATGCGAATCAATCTGAAGAGTGTATTTTTCTCCATCATATTGTTGTTGAACAAGATTTCTTGCCCAACACACGCCCTTTGATTCAGTATGAAGAATATTGATTACCTTGAATCTTTTATCGTCTTTGTATTTTTCAAGACTATCAGAAGAATCATCTGGATTATATTGTCTAGAAATAGAAAATACGAGATTTTCTGGTTTTTTAGCGTTTTTAATGCAATCTTCTATAGTTAGTGGAAGTTGCGGATCGCAAAATGAAGCGATCTGAATGAATATTTTCATATTCATATTTTATAAGATTTTTTAAAGAAATCAAGTTATAATAGAGGCAGAAAGTTCTCCACTATTTGTAACAATCAAACGATATTGATTACCGTTTTGATTTGAAAGAAGAATATTTTCACAGACAAAATTACCAGATACTTCAACATTGTCATTAAAAATACAATTACCAGAAACTGAATTATTGAAACAACTATCAATCAAATCTCCAAAAGCATCTTGATCCGGAGTGTCGCCGTTTTGAAACAATAATTTCAAATCTTCTTTATTTTTGTTTGCCATGTTATTATTTAGCGATGGAAAACTAAAATAATTCAAGCGTATAATGTTTCCTGTAAATATAAATAATTTTATGACAATTAAAACATGTGGTATATATAAGATTAAAAATATTGTAAATGGAAAATGTTATGTTGGTCAATCGATAGATATTCGTAATAGGATAAAAAAACATATTATAGAATTAAAATCCAATAAACACAACAATCAATATTTACAATATTCGTGGAACAAATACGGTGAATCGAATTTTATATTTGAAATAATAGAAACATGTTCACCCGAAGAACTTTTTTTCAAAGAAGGATATTGGATAAATGAATTGAAAAGTTTAAATAAAAATTTTGGATATAATGTGGAAATTGTAGATGCAACTTTGGGAAAAAAAATTTGTTCAGATGAAACTAAAGATAAAATATCAAAATCTTTAAAAGGAAGAGTTCCTTGGAATGTTGGCATAAAAGCATCACAAGAAAGTAGAGAAAAAATGTCAAAATCACAAAAAAGTAAGATTTTTACAGAGGAACATAGAAAAAATTTATCAATTTCTAGAAAAAAAAGAGTAATAAGCGAAGAAACTAAAAGAAAAATATCAAATTCAAAAAAGGGAATGCCTAGTGTTTTTAAAGGTAAAAAACATACCGAAGAATCTAGAAGAAAAATGTCAAATGCTTTAAAAGGAAAAAAAATGTCAATTGATACTAGAAAAAAATTATCAAAATCGCTTAAAGGAAAAAATACTTGGAAAAAAAATACAACATTATCTGAAGAAACTAGAAAAAAAATATCAAAGTCTTTATTGGGAAGAAAACATACCGAAGAATCTAAAAGAAAAATGTCAATTTCTCAAAAAAAGAATCCGCCTATGCTAGGAAAAACACATAGCAAAGAAACTAGAGCTAAAATTTCAAAAAATCAAGAAAAAACATTTTCCTTATTAGCACCCAACGGAGAAATTGTAACTTTTACTAATATGAAATTATTTTGTATTAAAAATAATTTAGATGATGGTAGTTTAAATAAAGTTTTTCACGGTAAAAGGAAAAAACACAAAGGATATAGGAGAATTATCGATCTTTAATACTTAAAGTTTTCCCCAAAGTTGAAATTGCAACTGAATTATTTTCTACAACGCATAATTCAACAGCGATATTAGAATCCGAATAATTGACTATTGAAAAACCATTAGCCCAATCTGGAGCACTAGCGTATACGGGGGATAGTGAACAGGCGCAAAAATTTTCATAGCATTTTATGAATTTGTCTTTTTTTGTCCCAATACCTGGTAGTCTTTTCACCGACATTCCTCCACGATGAGTATGATTCATCATTACTGAAGTGTTTAATTTATCCATCATACCCATTCCAGACATTCCTCCACGTTTTCTAACAACGTCTCCATGCATAATAAAAAAATCATCACCAATTTGAACGTGTTCTACCAATTTAACTCTACTCCATTCTTTCTTGGGTAAGAATATGTTTTCATATGAAAGTGCTTCTATAGCATCATTCAGATCACCTATTTGACCCAATTGATTTGACAAATAACGCATCCATCTACTTTCAACACCAGATCCACTATGATTACCATTAGTTTCTAATATCATACTACCATATGAAGATGTTATTTCATGTAATGTTTTTAGAAAAACATGATACCTCTTCCTTTCTTCAGAAAGACTATAAGAATATCTAATGTCTTTCGGATATTTAGATACGGCTAAAAAATCCATCATATCACCATTGAGTACAATCAATTCTGGAGATAGTTCCTCTACAGTTTTTAAAAACAAATCTATAGTTATTTGATCTTCACATCCAAAGTGGGTATCACCAATAACAAGAGCCAATTTATTTGCTGAATGTGAAATTTTTGGTTTTTTTTGATATTCACAATGAATGGGTGCTAAGTTTTGTAGAAAATCAGTTATATCATCAAATTCATGTTTCTTTTCAGGAGATTTCTTAACATAAGAAATTGGTTGATTATTACTATTCCTCTTTCTATCATTATACCAATCCCAAACTGTTGATTTGGGGAGCATCAACATTGTTGCTGCTTCCGAAACCGAATAACCTTTGTGTTTTAAATGAAGAGCTTTTTGCTTCAGATTTATTTGTGATTTTGGATTTACCATAAAAATTATGAGATTTTTATCTTAACAGAAAATGTTGACATGTCAAATATATTTTTTTGTAAACAGTTCGATTCTATAATCGACCCACCGTCCCGCCCCTGTTTACACTTGCTCCTTCAAATTAATAATAAATTCTTTCTCTAATATTATTTACAGGTTCTTCGTACTTTTTCTTTTTTTCTAATCTAACTCCACGAACCATGTAAACTATAATAGTATCAACAACTTCCAAAAGAATGGCCAAAAGAAAACAAATTATAGCTGTAATTTCCCCTTTAAATAATGCACCAAAAGAGAGTTGAATCACATTATCGGATTCAAATTTAATATATTTTGGCTCAACGTTGAGTTTAGAAGAAACTACATTTATTGCACTGTTTAATTTTACAGAAATGTCAGCTAATTCCATGAAACTTTTGGCTTTATTCGCCTCTATAACCAATCCATCCTTACTTACTAAATTGTTTATATGTTCAATCCCCTCATTTAAAGATTGAAATTTACTATTTTTTTCATTTTCAATTTTTTCGATTTCTTTTAAATAATTTGCCTCAAATGTTTTTATTTCCAAATCAATTGATGTTTTTATTTTTTCAATTTCTTTTCTTTTATTATCATCTAATTCCCTTTTCTCTAATTCAACTGACGCTTGTTCTTTTCTCAAATCAGCTTCCAATTCTATTATTCTTGGACCGATACCAACAACTCCAGAAGTTGATTTACCTCTAACTCCTTTAGTCTCGTCTGTAATAGCTTGTTG